CGGCTGAGCAGGCGTTCATCTGGATCTCGCCGGGACGCTCGGGCGACCTCAACATCGCCGATCTCCGGCTCAAGCGCGAGGAGTTGCTGGCCCCGTACTGCCGGGAGCAGGCGTAGGTGGCATACGACGACGTGGTGGCCCGCGAGGCGGCGTGGTTCACCACCGAACCGCCGTTCACCGGCTGTCCGCCGCTGATCTCGTCCGCCGGCGGTCCCTTCGACCTCGTGCAGGGCTACCTCCGCCAGGTGACCGATCGTGGCCGTGACCTCTACGTGCTCCGGGAGAAGACGGTCAACAGCCGGATCAGCATGGGCGGGGAGAAGGAGAGCCTGCACTCGATGCTCCTCATCGTCTGGTGGCCGGTCACGAAGAGCAAGCTCGAAGCGGAGCAGCAGGCTCTCGACACTGCCGTTGCCGCGGTGCTCACCCGGATCATCGGGCCGTTCGGCGACAAGACCCACACCACCGCGACCGGGGCATTTAGCTGGGTCGGTGAGGATGGCAAGGAGATCAGCGTGGAGCCGCAGAACTTCGTAGCCAACCTCTTCGCTGGCGGACCCTTCGAGACCCACATCCGCTACAGCGCGGCAGACGTCTTCGGCGCATAGGAGCCCTGATGCGAACCTTCACCAATCCGGGGACCGAGCCGGTGGACATCCCCTCGCTGAACGTGCGGATCGAGCCCGGCCAGACGCTCGACGTCGACGGATTCGTGGGCTCCTGCCCCGACTGCCTCACCGAAGAGAAGAAGAGCGCGCCCGCCAAGGCCGCACCCAAGAGCGAGGACAAGTAGATGGCGCTGCTCACAAGACTCAGCTGGTTGGGGCTCGCCAAGGAGACCACCCAGGGCACCGCCGTCAACCCGTCGCTGTATGTGCCGGTGATGGCACCGAAGACCGAGGACGTGGTCACGACCCTCGACGACGACAGCCTCGCCAACAGCGCCACCAAGATCCGGGGCGTCTACCAGGGGATCAAGGACGGCACCTTCGACTACGACATGCTGGTGTACCCCGAGGCGGTCGGGCTCCACGCCATCGCCGCCGGGCTGGTCGACACCACCGCCGTGTACCGCACCGTCGCCGACGGGGTCACCACCATCACCTCGACGGCGATCACCTCCGCCACCGCCGCCTTCACGCAGGCCGACGTGGGCGCGACCATCGCCGGCTCGGCGAACATCCCCGCCGGCACGGTGATCGCCTCGGTGACCTCTGGCACGGCCGCGGTGCTGTCGCAGAACGCGACCGCCAGCAGCACCGCGCAGACCTTCAACATCGGCGGCACGGTCGGTCAGTCGCGCCACCGGCTCGCGCTCGCCTCGTCCGGCGCGCAGCCATCCTCGCTGACGCTCACCGACTTCGACGTCTTCGAGACCCGCCAGTACCCCGGTGGTGTGCTCGACCAGTTCGACCTCACCGTCGACGCCAAGGCCGTCGTCAAGTTGGCCGCGAAGTGGAAGACATGGCCGTCCGCTGTGTCCGGCACGGGCACCTACGCGGGCCCGGCGAGCGTCCCGTACCTCGGCTGGCAGGTGTACGCCTTCGTCAACGGCGCGGCTGCCAATCGGATCGTGTCGGCCGCCTTCACGTTCAAGCGCAACACTGAGGCGATCCACACGCTCTCCGGCAGCCAGGGACCGCAGACGGTGTTCGCCACCGAGGCCGAGGCCAGCGTGAAGATGAAGGCGCTCTTCAACGACGACACCGACCTCAACTACCTGCTCAACAACACCCAGCCCGCCATCCAGCTGTCCCTCGTCGGCAACGGTGGCACCACGCTGACGGTGACGATGAGCAAGGCGGCGTTCAAGAAGGCACCGATCGACCGCAGCGGCAAGTACCTGCAGATCGACATCGACGCCGACGGCGTGCTCAACACCAGCGACGCCGGCCCGATGGCCCTGACGTTGCAGGACACCCACTCAGCCGCTTACTGATGGGGTATCGCACCCCGGTCTGTCGCTTCGACTTCCCCGAGCTGGACCCCGACGACGGCGAGTGCTACGTCGTCATCCGCAATCCGCTGCTCGAGCCGGTCGATCGCAACGCCCTGGACACGCCGTTCACCACGGACGGCCGCATCGACGAGGTGGCGCTCCACGACCGGGCGGTCGCCAAGATCGCCAAGCTCGTCACCGAGTGGCGGATGTGGGACACCACGGGCGCGCAACTCCCGCTGCCCTCCGATGACCCGACCGCGGTCGAGCGCTGCCCGGCCTACGTGCTACGCAAGCTGACGGAGGAGATCAGTACCCTGCTGCGCCCTACGAGGCCCGACCCCGCCAGGGCCGCGGCTGGAGCAGCGTCGACGAATGGCGCGAAGCCCACGAGCAGGCCGAGGAATCCTACGCCGACGCTGTCCTAAGACCCGCTGAGTCGATCTTCGACGGCTCGTGGATGAGCGGCGAGTGGCCGACGGAGGTCACCGACTTCGTGCTGATGCAGCGGATGCGTTGGACGTGGCGCGAACTCGTGGACACGCCGCCCTACGTGCAGCGCTACGCCTTCGACCTGCTGAACATCCAGGGCAAGGCACGGGCAAGCGGCGGCGGCGGGGATGGTGAGAGCCACCACACCGTCCGCGAAGTTCACCGAGGAGCCTGATGCCGTACCCGCTCAGTTCCGGCCACCTCAGCCGATGGATTGCGGCCCAAGGGCTGCGTGGACAGGTCACGGCGCGCGGCGGGCTGACCGCATTGGCATTGGCGCTGGAAGCCAAGACGAAGGAGAACCTGAGCACACACGGTGCGCATACGCGCGGTACCCCCACGCCCGCGACGCCGGGAAGCGGCCCCTCCGTCATCACCGGCGACCTCCGACGCGCGGTGACACACGAACCCATCGCCGAAGTCGGCGGCGTCCTCCAGACCCGTGTCGGCCCTGCCTCGACACCCCATTCCACGGGATCGGGTGGCCAGTGGGTGTCGGCGTCCCTTAAGCATAAGGTCACGCAGCGCGGGCAACACACCAGAGGCCGCTCCGGCGGGACGACGAGTGGTCGCATCGGTCTCTATCTGGAGACGGGGCTGCGCAACGGCACCACGTACCCCTTCCTCGGTCCTGCCTTCGATGAGGTGATCGTCGGCAAGGTGGCTCCCGTCGTCAAGACGGAATGGGACAGCCACGGGGTGACGCCGTGAGCCAGCTCGAAGAACTGTACGTCCTCCTGACCGCCGACACCATCGGCTTCCAGAAGGGCATGGCCTCGGCTGAGGCGTCCTCGAAGCGGCTGCAGGCGCAGAACGACCTGAGCGTCGCCGGCATCGGCAAGTTCGCGCTCGGCGTGGGCGTGGCCGGGCTGGCCGTCGGTGCGGGCCTCACCAAGATGGCCGGCACCTTCCAGCAGCAGATGCTGCTCGTCCGCACCCAGGCGGGCGACACCACCGACAACATCGCCCACCTCAGCCAGCAGGTGCTGCAGCTCGCCGGGTCGGTCGGGCAGTCGCCGGACGCGCTCGCGCAGGGGTTGTTCCACCTTGCCTCCGCTGGGTTCACCGGCAAGACGGCGATGGACATGCTCACCGCCGGGGCCAAGCTCGCCGCCGTCGGCCAGTCGGACTTCGAGACGACGATGCAGGCGGTCATCTTCACGATGCGCGCCGGGCTGCCGGACATCCACAACGCCAGCGACGCGGTGTCGATGCTGAACGCTATCGTCGGCAACGGCGACATGCACATGCAGGATCTGGCCTCCGCGATGGGGTCCGGCATCCTCCCGGTCGCCGCGCAGTTCGGCGTCTCGATGCAGTCCGTCGGCGCGGCGCTGGCCTTCATGACCGACCGCGGCACCCCGGCCGATCAGGCCACCACCCGGCTGCGGATGAGCCTGTCGCTGATGGCGGCGCCCACCAAGCTCGCCACCAAGCTGCTCGAAGACGCCGGGGTGGGGAGCGCCGCGGCCACGTACCAGGTCAACGCCATGACCGAGGCGCTCCACAAGGGCGGCGTCTCCACCAGTCAGCTTGCCGACGACCTCAAGCAGCCGGACGGCATCCTCGTGGCCCTGTCCGACCTGAAGAAGCACCTCGACGACGCCGGGGTCTCAGCCTCGATGCAGGAGGCCCTGCTGTCCCGCGCCTTCGGTGGTGGCAAGTCGGGCGGTACGATCATGGAGCTGTACGGCCAACTCGCCCTGCTCAAGCAGAAGTACGACCAGATCGGCAAGAGCAGCGGGGACTTCGCCAACGCCTGGACGCTCCAGTCGCAGACGTTCGACCAGCGCACCAAGGACGCAGCGGCAGCCGGACAGGCGCTGGCGATCACCTGGGGGAACGTCCTCCTGCCGGTGGGCACGCAGGTGATGACGTTCCTCGGGGATACGGCGCAGCTGCTCGGGGGAAACGCGACGGCAACGGCCAACGCAGACAAGCCAGCGCAGGCGTTCGCCAGCACGCTCAAGGACATCGGCGGCTTCCTCTCACATGACGTGCTGCCGCCGCTGGAGACCTTCGGGAAGTGGATGGTCGATCACCGCCAGGTCGCTGAGGGGATCGGCGCCGCTCTGGCCTCGTGGTGGGCCATCGACAAGATCCACGGGTGGGTGTCGGCCGCCTCGGGTGCCTTCCGCACCGTCGCCGGCCTCATCCCCGGCCTCGGTGGCGGAGGTGCGTCCCCTCTGTCGAAACTCGCGCCGCAGGATGTCTTCGTCACGAACTGGGAGATGATGGCCGGAGGGAAGGTGCTGCCGGGCTTGCCAGGTGTTGGTGTCGGTGCCGCTGAGGGTGCGGGAGGGGCGACCGCAGTCGAGGAGGTCGCGGCGATGGGTGGCGCATCGGGCTTGGCCACGATCGCCGGGGTTGCCGCCACGGCAGCCCTGCCAGCCCTCGTGGCCCTCGGGATCTTCGCAGCGCTGACCGGCAAACCGCTGGACCCGAACGGCCCACTCAAGCCCGGCTGGGCCAACAGTGACACCCACGTCGGGTCGGCGGGACAGCACAAACCCTCGGGCGCGCTCGGTACAGGACGCGGAGGCGGGGACCTCTTCCATCCTGCGGGCACACTCGGCACTCAGCCGATGGGATCGGGCCTCGGTCAATTGCCAGGCGGCAGCCCCGCCCAGGAGATGTCCGACCTCGCCCAGATGATCAAGGACGGCCGGATCACCACCCAGAAGCAGAAGGACGTCTTCGTCAAGTACTGGGCGGCGGCGGCCAAGGCGTCAAGAGACACCTTCGACCGCCAGAACTACATCGGCGAGAAGCTCCGCGATATAGGCGGCTCAAGCGCGGCCTTGGCTGGTCAGTGGCTGGGCCAGGAAGGTCCCACGGTCAAGGCATTGCTCGACATCTCGACGAAGATGGGCGGTGTCGCTGACAAGAGCGACAAGATGAGCGTGGCCATGGGCGTCCTTCGGACCGGTTCAGAGAACCTCGCCGGCAGCCCGGTCTGGCTGACCACCAACACTCTCAACTCCATCGCCGACAACGTCCACGGCATGGGCACGTCCGTAGGTGGAGCTGCGGGAGACGCTCGGCTGTTCGCGAAATATGCGCAGGAAGCAGAGCAGAATATCCAGGACTTTCAGCAGTCACTGGCACCCCTGCTCAAGATCACCAAGACGGCGTACAGCACAGGGCTGGGCGCTCTGCGGACCGAATTGGGCGGCAACCTCAATGCCAACCCCACCACTCTCGGCACCGGACCGCCAGCTGGTTACAACCCCGGCGGCAGCGGCAATGGGAACGGGAACGTCCGAGTTCATGTCGCTGGCGACCTCCACATCCACGGGGTGCAGAACGCCGCCCAACTCTTCGACGAACTCCGCAACGTCGGGCTGAGCAGGCAGGCTTCCGGCCGCATCCCGGGCCTCTGGAACTAGCTAGTTACCGGACCTGACTGGCGGCCCACTGACGCCTGTCTGGCAGGTTCCCGAGGAATCACACGTCCCGGGGATGGTGACTTGGAACTTGCCGGGGTTATAGCCCCCGGTGACCGTGAACGAGGCGTTACAGCTGTAACTGTTGTTGCCGGTCGACAGGCAACTCGCCGAGTCGACCGTCTCGGTATCGGGGTTCCCGTTGGCCTTGTCCGCTGCGGTCCACTGGGGGCCTTGGCCCATGATGATGCCTTGCAGGGTGGCAATGTTTGGGTCGCCCGACCCGCATCCGACGACGGCAAACCCGAGAGCGGCGGCACTGACAGCGATAAGGGCTGAGCGCATCGGCGTATCCTCATTCCGGGGCTGCGGCAACAGCCCTACGCTGGGGGACTGTAATGGTCCCCCAGTCATCCCGCAAGCGAACGGGCGTTCCGCTGACCCGCTGGGCGGGCAGCCTCGCGCTCACCGCACGCTCATGGTGTGAGTTCCCCGATGCCGGCGGTCAAGGTCGAGATCGCCTTCGCCAGCAACCCTACGGGCGGCTCCTACACCTGGGTGGACGTCAGCGCCAACGTGCGCAAGATCCAGATCCGCCGGGGTCGGCAGCACGTGCTCAACAAGTTCGAGCCCGGCAGTTGCACCATCCTCTTCAACGCCCGCGACGGCTCGCTCGACCCGACCAACCCGTCCTCGCCGTACTACCCGAACGTGGACATCAACCGCCGCATCCGCATCCGGGCAGGGGCGAGCCTGACGCCGATCTTCACCGGCTTCACCGACGCCTGGACGCCAAAGTGGCCGAACAACGTCAGCGCCGACGTGGAGATGACCGCGACCGACGGGCTGCGGCTGCTCGCCAAGGGCACGTTCGCCATCCTTTT